CCCCGGCCCCGTCTATCTTTTCTGCGTTTTGTTGTTTGTTGCTCTGCTCCTCGTCGCTCCGCTGCTCCCCGCTCTGAGCTCTCGCCCGTCCTCGCCTCTTGCCTGCTCTCTCTTTCGGCAGGCTCCAACAGCCTTGCGTTTTGTGCCCGGGGTCACCACCGTTCCGGCGGCGCGTCGAAGGTTGCCGCAGCCTGTCCCATCTCGTTGTGCGTCTCCTCGTGGCACCGCTTGCACATGCACTCTAAGTTGCTTTGCGCAAGCGCCAAATGTGGTGCCCGTAAAAGGGGGGTTTTATGATGCACCTGTTCGGCGGGGGAGTACAGGCCCCGCTGCTTGCAGCGCTGGCACTCGTTGTGCTGCAATCCCCGTGCCTCTGCCGCCGCTCGTTGCCACATATACGTGCGATAAAACGCCGGTGCCCCGCCGGTCTCCAGCAGCTCCCGCACTCTTTGTGCTCTTGTATCCTCCACGCCCGCGCCCTCCTTATGCCCTTATTTTGCCGTGCCCAGTGGCGCATTTTGTACGGTCTTTTGCTGCTCGCTTTGACGCAAAAAAGGCGCAGCCCCGCAGGACTGCGCCAAAGAAGAAGGAGCCCCTGCCGCTCTGGCAGGTGCTCCCCTGTGATCTTATCCTGTTTGCTCGGTGGTGCCTCCCCTTACAGCTGATTGATGATCCGGGCAAGGGCTCGGCGGGCATTATAGGTAAGCTGCCGCTGCCATGCGCCCTGAGACGGTGCCCAGCGGAAACCCTCGGACTTGAGCAAGGCGCGGGTATCGGCGTCGGGCTTATCCTCAAAAATGATCTGGAGCCGCATTGCCTCCGGATTCTCCACCACCCGGAAGCCGTCGTGCTGTTCCGGCTCTGCTGCTGGTGCTGTCTTAACTTCCTTCAGCTTTTTGATCCGGGCGGTGAGACGCCGGATCTCGGCATTGTTGTTGCTGAGCGCATAGGAGGGATAGCCGACGCGCCCGCAGAAATCAGGAGTGCGGAGTTGCTGGATCTCCTCGGCGGAAAAGCCAAGCTCGGAAAGCTTTTCATCTCCTGCAAAAGTGTCTTTCAGCCGGATTGCGGCGTTTGCGGCCTTCATTTTTCCCTGAAGTTGTTGCCGCTTCTCCAGCTTGGCTTGGAGCTTTTGGAGGGCGTCGGGGTCATCGGACTGGATGATATCTTTTCCGGCGGCTATGCTGCGGATGCGGGAGAGAATTGCTTGCGTCTCCTGGTAAAACTGGTGGTTGGCTTCCCATGCGGCAACCTGCTTTTCTTTTTTTCGCACTGGGAAATTAGAGCCGCCGGAGATCATGACGCTGGGGCACCGGGTGCCAATGCTGGACTCCTTGTTGTAATAGTCGGCCATGCGGCGGGAATACCGGTCAGCCAAAGCATAGATTTTTTCGGCGGAGTCCGGGCGCTGGGCGGCAGCGCGGTCTGCCAGGGAATAAGCTGCGTCCACATCGGCGCGGTAGGAAGCGGTGGTGCCGCCCTGCCGATAACCGGAACAACTCATCATATCATGAGCGATGCGGGCGGTTTCTTCGTTGACGGGGTAATAGGTTGGTTTCATTTTGTTTGCCTCCTAAATTTATTTTTGAGTTTTGGTTCTCACTGGAGCGCCGGAGCTGTCCGGCGCTCGGTCAGAATCAAACTGCATAGTGCTCCGCGATGTACCTCTTGACAGACTCCATAGTGATATGACCATCTATCATGCGTCCAATGTTGATGACTGCTGGGTCGTGGTACTCCTTCCAGCTGTTGTGCCCCAGGCTGTAAAAATAGTCGGTCCAGAGCTCGCCGGTCTCGGTGTCAAACATGAGCTCGGCATATTCCGGACTGTAGCAGCCGCCTGCATTGTAGCGGTTGTACTCGCTGACTGCCTTCCGCAGCCCTGTAATTTTCATTCCGTTGATCTTAATCATGATTAGTTCTCCTTTCCGCCGCCCTCGGCGGCTGTCCGTTTTTGTTGTTGTTTGCTGTTGTGCCCCCATTGTATCAGTTAATTTATGTTCTGTAAATTGGCGTTCTGTATAAATTAACTTATATTTCATTGTTCATTTTTACTAAATTAACTGATTCCTATTGCTTTTCCCTCTTTCCCGTGCTATTTTTTAACTGTATAACTATATCCGGAGGTGATCCCATGGCCACCGAAGCCCAGCGCCGCGCAGCCATCGCCTACAATAAGCGACAGGATAATATCATGGTGCGCCCCTCTAAGGAGGACGGCGCAGCCATCCGCGCCGCCGCAGCCGCAGCCGGTCAGAGCGTCCAGCGTTACATTCTGGATGCCGTCGCCGCCCGCATGGCGGCAGACCAGGCCACCCAGCCCCGCGACGATTAACCCCGGCGCGGGTTTGGGGCAACTGCGCCCTTTTTCACCTGGTACCGGCCCCGCCGGTGCCGGGTATGGGGTAACTGCGCCATTTTGGAGGTGATACCATGTCCATTTGTTCTGTCCTCCCTGGCTTGTCCTTGGGTATGGGCAACCTGCGCCCATTTTCTCCCCTTGCCGGTTTCTTCCGGTGTTATGTCACTCTGCCCCATTTCTGCCCCCGGTTTTTGCCCGGTTTCGCAAATTCCCGTGGTTTCCGGCTCCCGCCCGCGATGTCTCCAGTTTCGTCCGGATCAAAAAAACAAAAAATTCTCGCCCCGCCGCCGCGCCGCGCGAACGGTTGCGCCGCCGGGACAAAAAAGTTCCCATTCATGCAGAAAAGCCGCTATGCAATGCATAACGGCTTTCTCTCTATTCTTCCCCAAATGCTTTCTCGTATTCTTCCGTGCGCAGATTCTCCAGCGCCCAGTATCGTGCATCATCTTCCGACATGAGTTCCCGGCTTCTCTTCTGCACAATCTGTAGCCCCTCTTTGCTTCCCCCGGCCCGTTCCGTTGTAATCAGGTGGTAGTTTCCGTCTCCGTCCCGGCACAGCGCTTCTTCCTTTGTTTTCCTCGCGACCTCATACCATACGCCAAATTCTTCCCCTGCTCCAATGCTCCTTACCTTTGTCGGCGTTCGAGTCTCCTGCGTCTCTACAATTTCCCGCAGGATTTCCATAGCCGCTGTGCAACCGCCCTGCGTTTTTGCTTCCGTTACTTTGATTACGCCGTTTTCGCCTCGCCGGTATCTTGTACATTGTGCCGCCCCTGTCCTTACGTTCTCCACCGTCACCACCACGGTGTAGTTTCCCTCTACTCTGCTGTTCATGTTGTTCTCCTTTCTGTCTGACTTTTCCTGTTTGCTTTCTCTGGCAATTCTCTGTATTTTTGCCGGAGTTTCCCCGTTCCCGGGAATCCTTTTTCCCCGGAACCCTCGCAAACAATTTTCAATTTTTGGAGGGTGGGTATAAATACCCCAGCTTGGTTGCCACCAACCGCATAAATCGCCGGTTGTAATGTGCCGCCCGCTCATGCCCGTACCCCACCGCAAAAGCCGCCCCGTCCAGCGTGTGCGTGCCCTTGATGTGGTACATCTCCAGCATATTATAGACCGGCTCCATGCCCTCCGTCCGCTTTACTTCCTCCAGTGCCGCCGTCACCGCATCCACTTCTGCCTTCTGCCTTGGCGGCAGCTTGTCGTATTCTTTTTTTCGCCGCGTATAGGCCCTCAGTGCAATCCGCACCTGTGCCCACCAGTCAGCTTTCATGGCATTTCCCCATGTCCCAGGCCCAGCCGCTGAATTCCTCGCATTTTTTGCAGTGGAGATGGTTGCAGTATTTGCAGCCCTCTTTTTTCAGCTGCTCCATTGCCCGCGGGAACATATCCCCGTACCATTTTGTCATTCCCAGCAGCGCCCCGAAACTGGTTGCCACGCCCTGGATGTCCCTGGAGAAATCCGCCTGAATCCCATCAACTTTGCTTTTGTTGCTGATGGGCGCACTTCCCCCTTGGTTTTTCGCCGCGTCCATTGTTACGATTTTTTTGCCCATATTCGTCTCCTTTCTGCGGCCCCTTTTTGTATTCCGCCGGGGCCTGGCGGTCTGATTGTCCCGTTTCTCTCGTCCCTGGAACCAGAGGATGGAGTTGCACCACCCGGACGTGTATTGCGTTTGTGAGTTGCACCCCGGCATTCATCCGTCGTGGTGCCTGTGTCCGCCGCTCGGCCCTGGTGTATTGAGCCGGGAGGCCGATTTGAACGGCCTTCTGTGGAGGAGGAGGAGCTCCACTCGCTTCCTGCCCCGGCATTTTATTTCTTAACTTTTCGTTTCGGCGGCATCCGTTTTCCGTCCCGCCGGTAGAGACGTGCGAACAGGTAAACGCTCCCGTACTCGTCTGAATGGAACTGGTTGATGTCCGCGATTTCATATCCCGGAAAGATTTCGTTCCACGCATTGAATTCTCCGTCCGCCAGCTCCAGCGCCTTCTTCCGGCTTCTTACCTTCGTGTCGCTGATTTCCGGCTCCGGATCAATCAGATTCCGGCTCCCGTTCCACGCTTTGTACGTGATCCGCTCCTCGTCCTTGTTGTGGTGAGATTTTGTGATATACCCCACCAGTGCAGCCACCCCGTTTTGGTCAAATTGCAGCCTCTTGGAGTTGGCATATCCATTCCCCCAGAGCGTTTCCAGCTTGTCCCGGTCAATTCCACCGGAAAGGATCATATGGACGTGATATCTCCCTTTTTTGCTTTTCTCCATCTGCCAGACGTATTTCAGCTCGATCCCGGCTTTCTTGTACTGCGCCCGCAGTTTCCGGATATATTTTTGCAGCTCCTTTACCGCTTCTTCCTTGGTCTCCGGATTGCCCCGGTATGTAAGGGTCATGCTCAGGTCTTCCCAGCTAAAGTTTGTGTTGACGATTCTGGTCAGCCGCTCCCTCGCGTGTCTCTGGTTGAGCTTTGTTTGTACCTCCCGGCTCACCCTTTTTCTCGTCCGCTTCCCCGGGATCGGTTTCGCACATGGAATAACAGGATAGCAGTATGCATCCAGGTACTCGCCGCACCGGTAATATTTCAGCCGGTAGATTGTTTTCCCTGTCATTCCTGCTCCCCCCTTGTCCTTGACTTAATACACCTTACAAGCCTGATTCAGGGGTTTCCCCCTGCTTCTTTTTGCGCTCCATTTTCTTACACTTCTTGCACCTCGATCCGGAATTTCTCCCGCATCAGTTTCTTCTTGATCTCATAGGCCCTGGTCTTCGTTGGCTTCGATTTTACATCCTCTACTATATATAATGTATACCTGCCATTTTCGTCCCTTTTTCGGTAGGTGAAATCAGCCTTGTATACGATAGCCCGTACCCGCTCCCCGTCTGGTTTTGTGTACCCTTCCTGGAGCGTAAAGTTGACCTGTAGCCTCAAATCGTCAATTTCTCCCGCTTCCTGCCTTGCCAGCAGTTCCAGGTAACGTTTTGCTTCCTTCTTGCTGTCGAATTTGATCCCGTTCGCTTCCGTTTTGATGCTCCGATATTTTCCCGGTTTTGTCCGCTGGGCGGGAGTCGGTTTCCCCCGCTCCCGCTCCGCTATTTTTTCCAGAATTTGCTTTTGATACCGTTCCGGCAATTTTGAGATATCGTCGATTTGCATTTCAGTAGTAATACCTCCATACCTCCCGGCCCTTCTTCTCCACAGGCTCATAATCGGTAATGACCCGGATCGTCGCCGCGCTTTCTCCCTCTTTAATCAGCTCGGCAACCTTTCTCATGCATTCCGCCCGGTCTCCTGTCCTGAGCAGCAGCTCTCCCGGTTCTCCGTATTCTGTTTTCAGTCGGTATACATTATATATCATCTGGCTTCTCTCGCTTTCTCGTATTCGGCCCGGGTACCTGCGGATATCCCTCCCAGGTTATTTCCGTCCCGCAGTTTCGGCATGACGTTTCTCCAATCTTCTTCCCGTCTATTTCAAACTGACTGAGCACCATCCCGCAGTGTGGGCAGAATGCAAACGTTCCAACTGTTTCCCCGTCTGCCCCTGTTAGCGGCATCCACGCTGGCTTTGCCTTTTCCTTTCCCTTCCCCTTGGCTTCCGCCCTCCGGTTCCACCTCTCCGCCGCTTTTCCTTCTTCTTCTGCCTCCAGTTTTTTCGTCGGCCAGCATTCCCCGATCTGTTTTTTGTACTGGATTTTGCTTCCTCTGGCCCCGCAGCCCCAACACTCCACGCAGCAATTTACTATTTCAAGCCCATCCCATATGGCTATTGTGTGTATTTCTCTCTTGATGTGCGCCATCCCCCCGCAGAATGGACACGGTTTTAAGTTATTCATCATATATCCCCTCGCTCCAGTATTCCTGTTCGCATTTTTCGCATCCTGCTTTCCCGCACTCCATGCCTGTATCTACACACTTTGGGCATATCCTTATCGCCATTTCTTTTGTCCTCATCGCATTCGGAAATTCCTTCAAAAACCTGCTCTGCCGTGTCTCCGCCGGGTGCTCCTTCGCCCATTCCTCTACAATGGCCACAATTTTCTCTGGCTCTTGCGCCTCCATTATTCTGCACTCTCTATCGCCTATCGGGCACCCCTTACATATAGAATATTCCGCGCACATTCTGGCGAATTCTCTCAAATATTTCACCGCATCCATCGTGTCTCTGCCCCCATTCTTTCCCGTGGCATCTTCTTGCTCCTTTTTGCCTTCCACCGAGCCGTCTTGTCCATATACATTTTTGTATCCCCTTTTGTGCATGGCATCTTCCCGGTTTCGATTGTCCTAACAACATATGCCAATGTTTCTTCCCAACTGGCGCTGAAGTCGCACCCCTGGAGCGTTTCGTTTATTCTCTGTTCCATCCACCGTGCGTACCTGCACGCCCAGTTTGCCGCATTCCGCGAGAACCCCAGCGCCATAAGCTGCTTCACGAACGTTTTTCTTTTCATTTTTCTTCTCCTATATATTGTTCGGATGGTTTCTAAGCCAGCTGTGCATCGGATCTATTTTTGTCCGCTTCGCCCGCCATCGTCTGTATTGTGCCATCTCCGTTTCCGTTGGCCTTATTGGCAGTTCAAGCTCGTAGCATGTCTCATAATCATGCAGTACCCCTGCCAATACATATTCCCACGCCACCCTTACTTCTTTTCCCCCAGCCGCTCTTCGTGCGTCTCTTCCCTCGATGTATATTCTGCATAGCTTGTTTGCGTCGTTTCTCTTAACCCCAAGCGCCATAAGCTGCTTCACAAATGTTTTACGTTTCATTTCTCAATGCTCCTCTCCGGCCTTTCTGTGCGGCCTTCCCGGTATCCATACCTGTTCGCGGCAGGCATAGCAGATTCCGTTGTCTTTCCATTCTCCGTTGCCATAACTGCACTCTCCGCACATCGGCATTGCGGTCATTTTCTTTCCGCAGGACGGGCAGTAGTCCGTGATATCTCTCGCATCTGTCCCTTGACCACGCCGGTATCTTGCAAACGGCATCCACATTCCGCAATGGCTGCACTGTGGCGTGTCGTCCTCATGTACGATCCATCTTGCCACTGTCAGAGCCTCCATTTTTCCGTGCCTCAACCTTTTCAAAATAAAAGACAATTGGAATTTCTTCGTCCGCGACATTTCCATATTTAAGCCCGACCTTGTATATGTAGTTCTGCCGCAGCTTTTTGGGGATCTCTTGGATATACCGTCGGAATGTCTCCAGCGTGTGAGCTCTCTTGTAGTGATTACAAGTCCGGCAGGCAGGCATTAAGTTTTCGATGTTGTCTGTTCCGGGATCTTCTATCCCCCACGCTCTGCATGGTATAAAATGATCCACTTGCATATCTTCATAAGCTATTTTCTCGCCGCAGTATGCGCAATGCCCGTCATACTTTTCATAGACAATCATGCGTTTTTTCTTGCTAATTGCCATGATTCTCCCCTCCATCCATCTTTGCCCCGCACTCAGAGCAGTATTTTATTTTCGGCTTGCAGTCTGGATCATCGTAATCATCCGGCAGCGCTGTTTTACATCCGGAACACCGCCAGCCCCAGTCTCGGTCTTGGCCTTCCAGCGGGTTCCCGTTTAGTTCATCAAACCATTCCCATTCTGCGTACCGCACCGGTTCCCAGTCTTTCAAGTCCTCCTCCAGCTGGCGCAGGTCGGCATCTGCGATATCTTGGTTGCGCTCTGCCATCCGTACATACTTAATCAACTCCGCTTTTGTCATGTGCATGAGCGTGCTTTCACTATGCCGTTTCACGGTTCTTGATCTCCCTCCATTCCAAAAATTCCTTCCTGTTTTTCTTGTACTCCCGGATGAGGCTTTCGCCGCTGCAAACGTCCCGAAATCTGTTGCTTGTAGCTATCCACGCCTCACAGCAGAGCCCTATTAGGAGCGCCACCAGCGTCGCGCACAGCAGCAGACCGGCAGCCACCACCAGGAAACGCCCAACGGCGCAGTAAAAATTACTCATATAGCACATCCTCCATTCCGATTTGCCCCGGCAGCACATCGTACTCCATCCACCAGTTAAACACATCGGTTCCGGTTTCCCAGTCGGTTTTCAGTCCCCGACGTTTCCGCTCCTTAACCAGCCGATCAAACGCCGAGATATAGGCCGCTTTGTACTTAGGCCACCGAGAAAACTCAATCTCTCGACCTTTTTTACCCGCCATTGAACATCCAATGCAGCCAATCCGATTAAATCCCTCCATGTACAAAGGATTCACCGGCACGTGCTCCTCCTCAATGTAGTGCCAAACGTCCTCGTCCTCCCAGTCAATGATGGGATTGCAAACCCGGTTCGCTTTGATGGAACAGTTTTCAAACAGCATCCGATCCGGGTCGTTATCGTTGATGATGATCCGCTTTTCTTTGTTGCGGTGAAACTGTTCAAACGCTCCACGGTTGTTCTTCCGGGCGTTAGATTCCGCCCAACGTACCCCTGTGGTGATAAATCTCCCAGTGCCACCGTGCTCTTTGAGCACCTCACAGCAATACCGCACCAGCCGTGTAGGCGGCATGAGCTTCTGCGGGATCAAATCCCACATGGATGTGCGCTGCCCTTTGTACACGGGCCAGTTGATCGTGCATTTAATTCCCATCAGTTCCAGGCGGCGGAACTCGCCCCTGACAAATCGGACTGTCTCCGGAGCGTCAGCCGTGGTGTGGTTGTGGATCACCTCAAAATTGATCCCGGCTTTGATTGCCAAATCAACACACACGGAGCTGTCTTTTCCGCCGGACGTGGTGACCACCAGCGGCTTTTTGTAATACTGTTCTGACAGCCGCGCCGCCGTCCTAAGCCTGTCAAGGCTCTCGTCATACCATTCGCTCATATCGTCTCCTGTTCCGCCCGCTGGAGCACGACCCGCAACGCTTCGGCGTACTCAAGGTAGCAGTCTTTATCCAGCGCATAGCCCATGCTCAGTGCAATTTAGTACTCGGTTACAATTCGCAATGCCTCAGTGTAGCTCATTCCCCTACCTCCCGCGCATCCGGCAGTTCCATCCAGCCGGTAACGCCTCTAACCCGATTTCCATTGTAGTCAGCATAACCAATAACGTCACCATATCCTACGTAAGCCTGTCCAATAATTACGCCTCCAATCCCAACGCGCAGTAATATCCATTTATGCAACACTGGTCGACTATCCTCCACACTCACCCACGGCCCCGGCAGCCTAGAAATAACCGATATCGCCATAGCCGCCGCAGTTGCGGCCTCAGTGCTGCCTTTGCATTTCTCTGCAAATTCCCTCAGTGCCACGATTGCGTCTTTCCTGTCAATGTAATCCGCCATGCCATTGCTCCTCCATAAAGTCCTTCCGTGCGTCTTGGGCCTCTATCAGCTCCTCAAACGCCTTGCACACCCGTTTTTTCTGTTCGTCTGTCCCTTGATTGTCCGGATGTTCCTTTCGCCACGCTTCCAATTCATCCGCTTCCTTCAAGCATCTTTTCAGTGCTGCCGCTTCGTTCTCTTCCAGCAGCCTATCAATCAGCCTCAGCGTTTTTATATTCATGTATAACCCTCCTATATCTTTGTACCCCGCCCCGGCTATCCTTGCCATATGTCCAGTATGGAGGAGGTGCGTTTACACCTACCTTTATAATAATGTTCCGGGACGGGGCGCAAATTCATGATTTATGAGTTCAGCAGGTTTCCCTCGCTGCCTAGCAGCTCCTCCAGCCGTGCCGCCGCGTCCATCGAAATCCGGTCAACGTCGCAGCTCTCCCACTCGTGTCCGTTCCATTCTTCCTTTTTGTTGTAACTGCACGTTTTACACGGCTCATCTCCGGTCATTACTGTTGCGGCACACCGCAGCGCCCGAACCAGCTCACGATCCTGTTCCGTCATTCCCGCTCCTCCTTTCTCCCCAGGAGCCAATCCGTCGAGCATTCCAGTCCATCCGCAATTGCCGCCAACGCATCTGCGCTCATCATTGTTTTTCTCGATATGTATGCTCCGATGTTTGCCGCTGGCACCCCGCACTTTCTCGATAAGGCACGCATCGTCATGTCCAGTTCAAACATTCTTACCTTCATCCGCCTGGATAGTTGCGTCTTGATCTGCTCTTTCTGCTCCATTTTCATTCTTCTCTTCCCTTTCCCTCCATCGACATGACATAGTTTTCTAGTTTAAGGTAGCCCGCCACCGTGACTCCCTTGTCGTTTCTCGCCTTGTCCAGCAGCTTTTCCCGCTCCCGGCTAGATACCTGTGCCATTGCGGCTAGGTATCCGTCAAAGTTTTTCCCATTGTCCATTTCTCGTCCTCCTCGGCATTTCTCGCACAGGGTTTTCCCGTACAGTTTTTTAGTTTTTTCTATGATGCAGCGCAGCGGAATGTCCGTCTCCCGGAATGTATGTGTCTTTCTGTCCGGCTCCAGAATCCGTCCTCCGCATTCACTGCATCGGAAATACACATCGTTCATCGTTTCCCCTTTCGCGGGTGCTCCCCTGGCACGAGGGAGCACCCACATAGATAGGAGTGTATACCAGCCATTGGCCGGTGGGCATGATAACGCTCATGCGGGCGGCACGTCTCTCCGTGCTGTCACAGCTGTCAGGCGGCTGCTTGCTGTTAGCCCCGAATGGTCCTGATTTCATCGACGCCTACACATCCCTCTCAGCAATCGACCCTTCACGGCGCGCGTTCCGTGGGGAGAGGTTTCTGAGCATGATAACGCTCATGCGGGCGTCTGTTTACAGCATTCTCGTCAGGAGCACCGTACAGGTGATAATCAGCACCCCCAGCGCCCCGGTGCAGACCCCGTATAGAAATCTCCACGCGCCTGCTTCCTTTGCGCGCTCAGTTTCCTCCGCTCTCGTCTCCCCGTAATGCACAATTCCCACAGTCCGCTGCTCTACCTCCTTCGCCTGGTACCTCGGCATTGCCTTTTCCCACGCTCTGTCCCAGGCTTCGTTCGCCGCCTGCAATGCCGCCTCTGCCTTCTCCGCCCGGATCCTGTCCCGGTTCTCCTCAATTGCTTCCTGCACGATTTTTCTTGCTTCTTCTCTTGTCACTTCCATTGTCGTGTCCTCCTTATTGCTCCCCCCGGATTCTGTACGGCACTAGTGCCTTATACGTTTTGCTCCGGATTCTCTCCTGTTCCTTCGCTGCTCTGATTTTCTCCCGCTCCCTTCGGAACTTTATGTATCTCTCGCAGCTGTCGTGGCATACCCCGGTCCTCTCCCGGCAGTCCTTACACGGCGCGTTCATCTTTTTTCAGCGCCTCCTTGATTGCCTCGGGGCCGGTTGCCCGGATGTACTCTAGCCATGCTCTCTCCCGATCCTTTGGGCTGATAGGGTCGGCCCGGATGATTTCCCGCGTTGACCGTCTTACCTCAATCATGCTCCATCCTCCCCCTTTAGCTCGATCACCATCACCTTGCCCTCAATGTGCCAGGCCTTTACCGTGTGGAGCATCGTCCACACGGGCCAGTATTTGTCTTCCGTTGCCTCCCCGTTCAGGATAAAGCGTTTTTTGTCCGCATATACGGCGGCTGCCAGAAAATCCGGATCATTTCCCATCAGGTCATATGGATTATTCCTTGCTACCTTCATGTCTCTCCCCTCAATCCAGCGTCGGCGTTACCGCGCCGCCAAGCAGCGATTCCGGCAAAATGGATACCTCATAGTGGTACGGGTCTACATCAGCCCCGGACACGTCCTGCACAATGTAGGTAGTCCATTCGCTCAGATAGATAAAGTCCTTTTTGTATATGTCCTTTCCTACTTCGCTGATAATTGTCAGCTCGTTTTTATCGTTGTTCTGCATAGAGAAGGTTCCCGTCAGCTCATAGAGCACCTGGTTATTCCTCACATTGATTACCGTGATCTTCCGCTCCACGTTAAAGTTGTTGGCTTCCTTCGACACATTGTGGCTCACCATGCAGCTTTTTGTGCATCCGCTCAACACCAATACGCACATGGTGCTGACCGCCGCCAGCTTAATTCCTCTCTTCCAGTTCTTCATTCTTGTTCTCCTTCTTCTGTACCCGCTCTGCCGCTTCCTCGATCTTGGCCAGAAAATAGCCCTTGTCAAATTCGCTGAGCTGCGGGAATCCCTCCCGGATCACCTCAGCCATTTTCTTTTCCTGCTCAGACATTTAATTCACCTCTTTCGTCGTATCCATAATTTCAATTCCCATCCCTCTTGCTTCCAGTCGCAGGGCTTCGGTTAAGTTCTTCACCCGTAGTATCGCGTTACTCAGTTCTTTTACCGCTTTCGTCAGAGCCTCCGATGCGTCCTGTACTTTATCCAAGTCTTTCAGGTCGATTTTTACTATCATCCTTGCCCCCCCTCTCATCTTGTCCTGAAATGGCTCTGTCGGAATGAAATAACGGTAATTATTATCTTGCTTGCATTCTCTATACTTGCATTCTCTATACTTGCAATCTCCATCGACACCATAGACATAGCATGAGTGTTCGCAATATCTGCATGGATCCTTGCCGTAAGCCATTATCATATTTTTAACTGCATCTTCATATGTCATGTGAGATATCTCACAGATTGCGCATTCTCTTTTGGTTTTGAACTCTCGCCCACAAAAACCGCATTTATATGTAATTGTCATAGTTCTATTCGCTCCAATGTTTTCATTAAGCTCTCCGCTATTTTTTCTGAGGATTCGCGCAGTCCTCGGTAAAGTTGATCGACACGATGCGTTCCAGCCTTCTTCTTTTTTCAATCTCCTGCTGCTCTTGCAATTCCACTACAAGAGCAGCGATTTCTTTTGCCGTTCCGTTATTACTACTCTCATGTTCTCCCTCCTCTTGCTCTCCCTCCATTCCCGTGGTAAAATCCCACTGGAAGGAGGTGATACCAATGACAATCCAAGACCTTGACACGCAGCTTTCCGACGCAAAACTGAAATATTCTCAGCGTACCCAGCAGTGCCTTTCCCGTTGTGATCTTGACAGTTCTACAACTCAGGTGCTTGACGATTTGTCTCGCTACACGTTTGAGTTGTTTGATTCCTTCAAGTCCTCAATCGTTGACTATTTGAAAGACAAATAATTTCCCGAAACCGTCAGTTGCCGCTGGCGGTTTCATTTGTCAGCGTCATGCTCATTCCGATTGTTGCCCAGTGTAGTTCGCTTTCCAGCTCACTTACGCGATTAAGCGCTTTACTGAGCTGTTCTACTGCATCCATCAGTTTGCTTACCTGTTCCTGCGTCTTTTCCAGATCCTTCAGGTCAATTCTCAGTACCATTTCTCACCCCTCCTCTCCTCTTGCTCTCCCTCCATTCCCGTGGTAAAATCCCACTGAAAGGAGGTGATCTCATGGATAAACTGTCTCGCGCTGTCCTCGACGATGTTTCCCATTACCCGGACGAATACAAACTCTTTTTCGTCAGCGATATACTGGATTCCACCGCCGAAACATTTCATGTGGATTCGTCGCGTTTCCAGTCTTGCATCGAAGACTTGGAAGCGAAGGGCTACTTAAAGTTCCTTCATAACGCAAACGGCGAAATTCTTGGCTTTTCCCCAACCTATAACGGCTACCACTGGAAGGTCTTGTCCGTACTCAAGATTTTGGATGTCGTTGTATTCCATGTTCTTCTTCCGGTCATTGCTTCCGTTGTCACGTCTTTAATCGTAGCGTGATGATCGCCGTTACCACGCTGATTAGGATGATCCACGCGATTTCCAGCGCCTTTGCCCACCACGGCCTTTTCCCGTTCCAGCCATTCCACATCTCCACCCCTCCTCCCTCTGTTTTACGTTGCATACTTATCTTATACTATTGAATACTTTTTGTCAATACCTTTTCCTACTTTTTTTTCTTGACATTTTTACTATTCTGTACTATTATATATGTGGAAGGAGGTGATGCATTGAACAAGCGCATTAAGCTTCTGCGCGAAAAGGCTGGACTTACCCAAGCGGACTTCGGTGCTAGGGTAGGCGCCCAGCAAACCACCGTTTCTGCCTGGGAAGTAGGCCGGATTACTCCTAATAGCGCTACCATTCGGAGCATTTGCCAGACTTTTGACATCCGCGAAGAATGGCTCCGAACCGGTGAAGGGCCTATGGAAATTCCTCGTCCAAAGGACGAAGCTTTGTTGAAATTCTTTACGTCCGTCTTGAAAGACCAGCCAGAATCAATTCGCAAGCGTTTTATTTCTTCTCTAGCTGCGTTCACCCCGGAAGATTGGGAGGCCGCCGCCGCACTCATGCAGAAGCTAGTAAAAGGAATGGAGTAGGGTTCGCCCTGCTCCATTCCTTTTGTTTTTTTACCTGTCAATTTGTCCCCATCTGTTGCCATTTTTGATTGTTTGTGCTATCCTTGTTGTATCAAATAAAAAAGGGGAGATTTATCATGCCTGAAAATAATGTGCCGGAAAACTTTGTGCCCGAAAATTCCACCGCGTCCTTTTTGAAAGTGATTTCTTTCATTGTCGGAATTGCCGGTGTAGTTTCCTCTCTCATCCTCGGTAATTCTCTTGCCGTTGTGGAGCTTGCCGAGCACTCTTGGGAGGAGCCTGTATCCCATTACAACTGGTCTGTTGCGATTGCCGGTATCTGCCTTTCTGCGGTGGCCTGTCTTTTTATCTACGCATTCGGTGAGGCCATCAACCTGCTTCAGCGGAATCTTGACGCGCAGAACGCCCTTGCCGCCCAGCTCCGCCAGCCGGAGGAACCCAATAAAAACGAAGATTGACCCAAAAAGGAGCGGGATTTTCTCCCGCTCCTTTCTTTACTCTTTTTCAAGCAGCATTTGCGCGAAACGCAGGATCAGCCACAAATCCCGCTCGTCCTGGCACTGATCCACCAGCCGCTTGATTTCTTTTCTGTAGCTATCCACCTTCACCCTCCTGTCTCTTTCCGAATATCCCCACCTTTTCAATCACTTCGTACCGCTCCAAATCCCGAATCATTTCCACCAGCTTGTAACAGTCCTGCATTTGGTTGTCAATGTTCTCGTCCTGCTGGATTTTCTCAAACATCTGGTTCGCCCGCTCCGTTGCCTCCTTCTCCCAGCCGCACATATACAGCTGCTTGATTCCCGCCGTCTCTTCCAGGTACCCGGTCCTTCTGTATTCCGGGTTTATCTTTCCAAGCATCCATGCAAACGGCTCCTTGTCCGCTTCCTCCTCCGGATCTTCGCTCTTTCGGTCAATTGCGATTTTCAGCAGTTCGTTTATGTATTCCAGGAGCAAGCCCTTGATTTCGTCTCTTGTCGTTGGTTTCTTCATATTTCCCTCCATTCGTTCTGTCCATAGTTTATCATTTTGTTGGTCTCAACAAAATGCGGTACTGCGCAGTACCGCAGCCTTCATAATTACCATATTTTTCTTTCTTTATTGTCGGATTTGTCGATTGTGCAAAATATCAGACTTTGCTATAATATCATTTAGTAATGTCCCGTGGTTTCGTCTCGCCGGTTCTCCCTCCGGGGCCGCTTCCGGCGGCGGATAATCCTCATGGCACTGCTTCATTTCGCCCACCTCCCCGCAGTGTCCCTTGCTGGTTTTATCGTACCACTGGTTCAGTTTCCATTCAATACCATTTTTGTGTCATTTAGTGTGCAAATTGCGTTCAACTTTGCACTTTTATGTGCAAAATTCCCAATTTTAGAAATGAGGTGTCCATAATGTCTGCCCCGCAGATAGAGTTGCTACAAAAAATCCGTAAAATGAAGGAAACAAAGGCTTTGACCTATCAGCAGATTGTGGACGCCTGCATTTCCGCTGGCGAACCAATCAGCCTGAATACCGTCCGTAAGATTCTCACCGCCCCGCTGGAAGAAGCGGTGCAGTGCCGCCCGGTCAATATTCAGGCGGTTGCTCGTGCGGTCATCGGGAACGCCTATGACCCGGATACCGTCCCCCGTGAGGATTTGGACGCGCTCCAATCTCTTCTCGCCGCCCGGGAAGAAATTGACCGGGAGCGTCAGCATGGAATCGCCGAGCGTTCCTCCCAGATCGCGCATATGCAGCATACCATTGACGAGCAGCAAGCTGAAATTAAGCGAAAATCCCACACGATTAAGATCATGATTCTATGGGCGGCAATCGTCACCGTTCTGTTGATCGGCGTAACTGCCGGATTGCTTGCTTATCTCATTTGGGACTTTATGCACCCCGGCGTCGGAGTCATGCAGTAAATAAAAAAAGACCGTCCCGGCGGTGGGCGCCGAAACGGTCTTGCTTTCCAGTCGTCGGGGAGGACGGCCAAGAACACAGCCTGTAGAAAACCATGTCTTGGAGGAATCAGCATCTTTATTGTATACAATGTCCTCCGGTTTGTCAACGAAAAAATGTAGAATCTGGATACATCGTCCAAAATGATGTCCATGATCGCGTGATAATTTTAGGAGGCTTGTATGCTATGACGCATGGCGCTTATATTTTAGCCCGGTACTCCACCGAGAACCAGTCCGAGGCCAGTATTGAGGTGCAGGTGGAGCGATGCCGGGAATGGTGTGAAAAGCAGAATCTTCCTGTGCTGGACGTGTTTGCCGATCGGGCGATTTCCGGCATGAAGGAAACCCGCCCGGAGTACCAACGCATGATGCAGCAGCTTTCTGCCGGCGGTGCGGATACCGTGGTGATCTATGACCAGTCCCGTATGTTCCGGAATATGGTCTATTGGTTCCAGTTCCGCGAAGCGCTTCAGCGCATTGGCGTACACGTTGTGTCGGTCACACAGCCTACGGTAGGCGGTGACCTTAACGACCCGGCTGTTTTTCTCAACGAGGGTGTTACCGCCTTATTTAACCAGATGTGGGTATTGCAAACGCAACAGAAAGTGCGGGAGGGCGTGCGGCAGCGGGCAAAATCCGGCAAGCATACAGGTGGGATTCCGGCACTCGGCTATAAGGTTGAAAATGAACGTCTTGTGATCGACGAGGCGGAGGCTGAAACCGTCCGCCTGATTTTCGAGCTGTACGCCGCTGGACAAAGCTACATTGACATCATCGCGGAGCTGAACCGGCGCGGTCTGAAGACCAAACGTGGCAATGCGTTCGGGAAAAATAGCATCCACGATCTGCTGAAAAATGAGAAGTATGTTGGTCGGTCGTTGTTCGGTGGAAAACCGGTCAGCTATGACGGCACCCGGAACGCCCACGCCGCACGCGGCGAACACCTGGAGATAGAGTGCCCGTCCATTGTCTCGAAGGAATTGTTTGATTCCGTCCAGGCGAGGCTTGCCGCAAATAAACATCAAAATACCGGAAAGAGGGTTACAGCAGTGGAACAGCCATTGAAGGGTAAAATCTTTTGTGGAACGTGTGGCGGTGCTATGACGATCCACTATAAATATCCTGCTCGTGGTGGCGACCGATATGAATATTACAAATGCGCCACAAAGCAGCGCGGAAAGGGTTGCTCCGGTATGAGCATCCGCAAAGACGAGCTGGAGGACACCGTAGCAAACGCTGTGCTTTCCATGTTAGGCGCCCCAAAATCCCGTGACAAGCTGTTGAGCGTCCTTAGAGACCAGCGCGATAGCCTCCTGAAGGCATCCGCCCCGAAATTAAAAGAGTTGCAGGCTGAGTATGATAGTCTCGCATCCCAGATAGAAAAAGCGCTGGACGCCGTTATGGCTGGCCTAACTTCTCCGGCTCTGATTGACCGGACAAATGCGCTGGAAGCCCGGAAGGCGCAGGTGTCAGAAGAAATCGCTCTGTTAAAATCAAACGTCGAGCACTCCAGCCTCCGTGACGAACAGCTTGCCCCGCTCCTGGATAAACTGATAAAAGGCGCGAAGGAAAATCCCTCCGCGATTTTGGCCACCGTCCTCCGCGTTGAGGTCTATCCCGATACAATAAAAATTTGGACGATTTTTGACGACGGCCCCGCCCCAGGCGACGGCCCAATCACAAAGTCCAACGTCGCGTCCCTTGTAAAATCACCCGATACCGGCAAATGGTCTTTAGGTACTTTTGTTGGTACCGCATCTGGCGTACCAACAAATGTACCCAACATTTTTGTTGTTGCAGCGTTTTCGGTTTTGCGCGAACGTAAAAAATAAGGAGAGGGGTTAACCCCTCTCCTTATTTTTATGCCTCCACAATTCCGTGGTAATACGCTGCCAGCTTGGCTTCCGGCCCCGGCCCGTCCTTGTCGAACAAAAACGCCTTTGCGAGGTCTGCGTAAAAATCCACCTTACTGCATCCGTGTTTTGTTGCCACGCTGCAATAGTCTGAGTACATCATATTCATGGCGGCATTCCATTCCTCCGGCGTGATGTGTTCCATCACTACCCCTGCGGTTTTCGCCGCGTCGGTGGTCTGGGCTACCGTCCAATGTCCGCCGGTGCTGCCATCGTCGTTTTTCATGTGGGCGTTCCACTCCTCCAGCGCGTTGCCGTCGAGCTTCTCCGCGTGGCATACACAGCCCTCCATGTCGTTGACGTGCTCCCAGCACTCAATCATAGCGTCAACAGCCGCCATGGAGCGAGTGCCTACAGGCTGTTCCAGGTGCTCAGCCAACTCATGCTCCAGTTTGGCTTTGTACTCCCTCAATTTGGTTTTCATGGCGCTGCCCCCCTTATGCCAGCTTTACGACACTGGCGCATACGTGGGAGATTGTACCAGCCACGCCGCCAAGCGTAGCGCTGATGGTAGGAGTGCCATTGCAGCACACCGGGATATAAATAGTGGTCTCTGCGTGGAGCGTGTACACAGAGCCAGCCGCAACAGTAGCCTGTGCGTTAAGGCATGGGAGCGTTACCGTGTCTTTAAGCCCCTGGAGGGCCGCCACGCCAGCAGCTGACGGTGTGAATGTCACGTCATAGGATATGCGGTAAAGTCCGGAGGCGTTGATCTGGAAGCCCCCTGTTGCTGTATCCACAGAGCATCCGGTGTCAGTGTTGAGCACGCCCAGCACGGATACGGGGGTTCCGGTGGCAACAAACGCCTGTGATGCGTCGTTATAAGCGTTCTGGGCGGATTTGTAGTGGCTGTTTTTCAGCCGGTTATTGCAACTCATAGTATTCTCCTTTCAAAAAAGCCCGGGGCGGATTTGCCCCGGGCTTATCGCTGTTAGAGCGGTTGACTATTGGTTATGCGCACCCGCAGCCGCTATTGCAGCCGCAGAAGGGGGACGGCCCAGCGGTGTAAGTGTAACCGTTGGGATAACGGACAACGCCGTACATACGGTTGTCCGCTTCCAGCGCGGATACCTTGTCCCTCAGCTGCTGAATCTCATTTGCCTGCATCAGTGCCCGGGTCTGCTCACCCTCTGCGTGGATCGCCGTGGTAATATCGCAGGTCTGCCGGTCAATCTGTGCAGACAGGTTGGCGGTTGCCAGTCTGTTCTCGCAGCAGCACTGGGCAATCTGAGACTGGATATTGTTTCCGGTCTGCATGATTGTGGTGTTGGTGCCCGCCTGCGCAAGCGCAACCTCTTTGCCAAGCTGACCGATGTTGCTCTGCATTTCATAGCCGAGGTTGCATACGCCGTTGCCCAGGTTGTTCAGCCGGTCGTTGATCTGGCCAAACTGCTGCCCAAACAAAATCTCCTGCTGGGAGGCCGCAGTAGCGTACCTGTCAAGCTCTCCGCTGTTCTGGCGGTTAAAGCCGTTCCAGCCTCCACCCATGATGACAAATAGAAACAGGATGATAATCCACCATGCACCGTTTCCTGCCATTCCGTCAGCATCTTTTGTTACCGCTGCCAAATCAGAAAGACTGTAGTTTTCCATAAAATCACTCCTTGTCGTTAGATTTTATATAACACCGTAGCGCTCCGGGGTTATTTCAAAAATTCGGAAAATGCCGCCGCCTGCTGCCTGAGCTGTTGGAACTGCTCCTGCGTCATTTGCCCGCTGGATAGCATCTGTTCTACCTGCCGTTTTGCCCCTTCCGGAGTCATTCCGGCGGCGAATTTGCGGAACTCGGAAATCATAGCAAGCGGGTTATTTGCTTGCTGTTTTTGCGGCTGGCTTTGCCGCAGGAATTGGCTCATTGGGTTTGTCATTGATTGCTGCCTCCAATCTTGCAATTCGTTCTTCGAGCGTTCTTACGTCAATTTCCGGCGTCTCTTGATGCAGAGATATATCAAACGGCTGTGTGGTTCGGCACCCGGCTCCGTCAACCTGACAGAGCCACACAAGTGGTGCTGTATCATCCATTGCAACAACCCCGCTATTGGGGGCCATTTGATTGACCAACGCATTTGCCCCGCCCTGGCCTTTGACATGAACCAACTCATATTTCTGCATCTGCTGGGGCTGCTGATTGTAGTAGTTGCCATAGCCCTGATACGGGGCATTGTAGGCTCCATACCCATATGACATCCGCCTCACCTCCTGGCTCTATCATACCGCGCCCCCTTTTCTTCCACCATGCGGAAAAAATCCCATAAAAATCTCCAAAAAATATCATTTTCCCTTGACATACCGCCCATTGGGCGGTATAATGAAGACAGTTGAGGGAGTCCCAAATGAGGAGGACACAAAAATGAAATACTTAAACAACCACAAGCAGGAACTTTTTGACGGTCAGAAAATCACCTATCGCGGTAAGGTATACTGGGCCAACATGACCACCATGGAGATTTACGCCCACAGTGTGGACGATGAGATTTTAGGCAGCATCAGCGGTTACAAAGTTGCCAGCATCACCGAAGGTTTTGACATTGTTAAAGAGCAAAGAACTGATACGGCGAACCAAAAGATGAAAAATACGAGGATTACTTTATCAACAGTTAAATCGTATGGATTTACGGATAAGCTCATAAGAGAGTTGCTTCCAGAGCCAGAACTCGTTGTCAACCCGCATTATCGCAGTGGCCCCAAAATGAAGCTATGGGATGTAGACGTTGTAGAATCTGCGATGAAAACGGAAATTTTTATGGCTGAAATAGAGAAGCGCAAGAAGAGATGTGCATCAGCAAAGAAAGCCGTTCAAACGAAAACAAATAAACTACAACTCCAGGTTGATGAATTTGTTAAATCTGTCAGGATTTCTCGGGTTCCACTGGAAAGACTCCGGTTGACTGCAATCCAAGATAAACAAAAATGGTATGATGCGAACGGCATTTATGACAAATTTGCCGAAGATGCGGATGATGCCACCGTGAAAAGATGGATGGTAAATTATATCAGACACAATATGGTCGAATACGATCGAGAAATTGACGATATGAAAGGGAAAACCGGAAAATCGTTGTTGTATTATGAACTGCATAGCGGCGTGTTACATAATATATCTGATGTGTATCCAGAGTTAAAGGATGAATGTTTAAGGCAAATTAAGCGTGAATTTAGGTGACGAATATGCCAGAATTGAACGATATGACTCCATCGGAACAAATTAAAGCAATCCGTGCCAAGACTGGGCTCAGTCAAGTAAAATTTGCGGCTCAGTTTGGGATTCCAACGAGAACGCTCGAACACTGGGAGTCTGGAACCAGAGTCCCACCAGATTATGTGCTCAAGCTTTTGGATGATGCTTGTGAAAAAAGGAGGATCACAATGACTACCCACACGATTTACCGGCTCGGCCAGCTCTACCGCGCCCTGACCGACGCAACTCGTCCGCATGGGGCGAATGACGCGGAATACCAGAATGCCCTGCATAGACCGCTGACGGAGATTACAAAGGCTATCAAGCTGGCCCACCAGCTACATGTAATGACCCCGGAACTCAACAGCCTTTGCGCCGAAATCCTTGACGATGTGTCGCTGGAAGATCTCGAGGCGGATCACTCCGGCACTGGCCTCACGCTCTCACAGCAGGGCACGTTTTCTCTTGGATACGCAACGAGGAAACCCGTTGAGGATAAATAACTCCACATGAGCCAAAAAATTATCCGATCTGGTCGGCTGATTATTGACATTTTACAGAACGCGTGCTACAATGCATTTGCAGGTAACCCCTGCTGTCTGATGCATATGCCAGTCACAACCCCACGTTAGTGGGGTTGTAGCGATAAATAGATTGGACGATGCATCAGTGGGTTGAAATGATCCTGCCATTAAAATTGTAGTTCCCCTTTATCTCGTAGTGGTGATTAAGTGGAGCCTCAACGGGCAAGAAAAATCCCCCACCGAAAGGTGGGGGATTTTTCATACCCGTTTCATTTTATTTTTTACCCGTCCGGAAATGTGCCGTATCCCACCAATGGAATACCCCATCGCGTCGCAGCAACTTTCGATCGTTATTCCCGCTGCCCGCAGGTCGAAAAATTCCCGCTCCAGACTGGTAAAATTGCAGGCTGCCCGGAAATGCTCCAACTCCGGAACTGTATAGTCCTTGATCTGCATCCCCGTCACCTCCTGTTACCGATTCAGGATAATCAGCACCCGCAATGCACTCAGCGGCATATCCAACACCATATCATCGCCGCTTCCGCTTTTGCCCTTTAGCTTCCCGGCGTCCACCAGCTTGTCCAGCTCCTTGCGGTACCCATTCGGCACCTCGCCCAGGGTGTGATACCACTGTTCAATGGGCTGGAGTTTTCCGTCTGCGCCAAGGCCGACAACCATATTTGTCAGCATATCTCCCTCAGGCCCAACAAAATAGCTGTCTCCGCCCGCGTCGGTTTCCCAGGAATTAGCCCTCATATAGCCCTCCTCGTCGAAATAGTACCATTTGCCCTTGATCTTGGCCCAGCGGGACTTGTAGTAGGTGGTGGCGCTATCGGCATACCACCAGCCGCGATCATCCTTGTTCCAGCCCTGCTTATACTTCCGGCTGTTGGTGATGCTGCCGGAATTGGCCATGATATTGATATCGAACTTGCCAGAGCAGCCCGGGATGACGTAGCTGCTGCTGTACTGCCAGAGGTCATAGCTGGTAACGCTGGGCGCGGAAGCGTACTGCGCATACCACTGGCTGTAGCCGCCGACGCTATTTAGGTCTACCATCCGGTTGTAATAGTCCTTGTTGTAGTACACGCCCGGGGCGTAGCCTGCCGATTTGACTGCTTCGCAAAATGCCACCGTGTGGGCATTAAACGCGCTCTTGCCCAGCGTCACGCCGCACTTGGCAGCATAATCGACGGTATCATACTCAAAGTCAAAATACACGGGCAGCACAATCTTGTCCTTGTATGGCTCCAGCAGCTTGATGCAGAATGCTGCCTCTTTTTTTGCACCTGCTGCATCCAGAGCATAGGAGAAATGATATACGCCGATCAGAAGCCCCTGTGCGATCGCACCGGCCATGTTGGCGTGAAACTGGTTGTCTACATGGCTGGTGCCGTAGCCGTCGCGAATGACAGCAAACGAGATGCCGGCCTTTTTGATGGCAGCCCAGTCCAGATTCCCGTTGTGTTCCGACACGTCGATTCCGATCATTTTAGCCATTGTTATCTTCCTCCACGTCCACTTCCGGCAGCCCGGCAATGCTGGTCAGCATGCTAACGATGCCCGCAAGAGCCGCAGTACCTAGCACTGTAACCCAGTCCACCGCGCCGATGGTCACGGCGGCGGGAATCATTGCTACAGCCGTCTGCGCCACGGTTTTCACGGCGCGGATACCTGCTGCCTTCCACCACATTTTCTTCTTAATGGTCATGTTTTTCAGCCTCCAAATCTTTAATCCGATGATTGATGACCTTGATCTGCTCCTCAACGACTGGGACTCGTCGTGCAAATCCATTGTGTTCCCTGACCTCTCTGGTCAGCTCCTCAATCTTTGTCTCCGTGACAGCCTGGTTTTTCTCCAAATTCGCCTGCATCTTTTTTGCCGTGCTGGCGCTGGTAATAACCACGCCTACCAGCGCCAGCACCCCTGTTATGAGTGGCGGCACGATCGCAATTACAAGCTCCAATGATTACACCTCCGTAAAATATGTTTCATCCTCAATCCCGGTTGGCACGCCATCCTTTAACGCGACATAGAGGTGCGTGCCGTCAGTATAGTGGTGCCCTGCTCTTACCTCATGCCCCTCTGCCCAGCGCAGTGGGTTTTTCAGGGTGCCCAATGCGCTGTGGTCTTCCACCAATTCCCACGCAAACCCGGCGGACGAGCTGTACACCGGTTGCCACTTGTATCCAACCTTTGGTGCCATCGTCGGCACCGGTTCCTCCGGGATTGCCTCCAGCATCAATGCGAGTTTTGCGCTGTCCGTCAGCGGCTCAATGTTGCGTTCCATTGCGAGTTGTGCTTCCTGCATGGCCACAATTTCCTCGGTGGTCATGTCAAAGTATTCGCCGTTCACAAATTTTTTCATCGTGCCAACTTCTCCTCCGTTTTAATATCGACCATAGACTAACAATTCGATGGAGCCCGCATACGGGGACGCAAAAGAAATATTGATTTTCCCGTCATTCTTCTGCCCATAGCCGCTTCCATTTGCTAACTGCACAAACATATTAAGTTTGTTATAATTCGGGCTTACGATTGCAGTTGCGTACTCTATTCGTCCAACGGAATCAAACTCTCTCTTTGCAAAGACATAATAATCCGAGACTAATTTATCCATAAAGGTAAAATATCCACATGATGCACCATTTATTTTAACACTGATGTTCTTCGCATCAGCCCACGCCTGTGCCACGTTCTTTGCAAAGTGCAAATATATCTGGAATCCCTTTGCAGAATCATTCCTCGGCATATCAACTTCGACCGCCATCGTTTCTTGCTCAATTTGCATTGTCCCATCGTACAGTTTTTCCCATGCGCCTCCACCGCTCGCCATATCCACCGGTTCCCACGCAGTCGGTACCCCGTTAGCATCTACCGCAGAGATTTTGACGATCTGACCTACGGTAGCACCGGTGACATCCAGCCCGGCACCTGCGGGGCCTTGTGGGCCTGTGTCTCCCGTTGGGCCTCGCTCCCCCTGTGGACCAGTTGCTCCGGTAGCTCCGGGATCACCCTTTGGGCCTTGCGGGCCTTCTGCGCCCGGAGCACCGTCAAACTCGCCGCTTGCTTTCGCCTGCGCAAGTGCGGCATTGGTGGCGTTCTGTAGCCCATCCTGCGTAATGTAGTCGCCCTTTGGCTGTTTTGCATCAAACAATGGATCCAGCTTCTTCTGTGCCTCGGCCCAGGCACTATTTACAGCGGACGTAACCTCATCCGGCGTTGCTGCTCCGATCCCGGAGGCGGTGATGGTCACGTGCCCGGTCTCACCATTGACGGAGGATACACCGGCAACGCCGCCACCGTCTTCAAGAGCCTTAATGCGTTCCAGTAGTTTCGGGTCGATGTACTTTAAGTCAAGGGTTTTGATGTCTGTAAAGTCGCCCTCGATTTTCCACCTTCTCGGGTTCGCGGCGTGGCTAAATCCAGCGTGGAGCAAAATAGAGTTGTCAAAAATCAGGTATGGGTAGGGGCCGCCGTCTGTGTCGGCATTCCCAACGTAGGGCTTCCCAACGTAGGGATTTGGTTCCCCACCATCGCCAGCAATGAGAGTCTGGCAAACAAATTCTTTGGCGGCTGTGTCACCGCCAAACCCATTCCCAGCGTCATACCACACCCGGTAAGAGTTTCCGATGACAAGCCCCAATTCGGGCTCAAAATGCCCTGCGTACTGATTGATGATCCTCACATCGTGCTTTGACCCAACGTAGTGTGTCCTTCCGCGTACATAGTCCGCCGCGCTGTCGTCATTTTGATCCCAGTCAGGCTGCACGTTGGCAGCTTCCAGCGCCTTAATGCGCGCGTCCAGCTGTTCCCACGTTTTAACCTCCGTGGGTGTGTATGCGTATCCATCCGGCTTCGGCCTGCGCTCTACCGGGATTCTCGCCGCATCCAGGGTGTGATCCTCCCTATACGTCCAAAGGAGGATATACCCTGCCTTCTGCGTCAGCTCCGGCGGAATCTCAACCCAGCCGTCAACGACATCAAACGAGACGGCATCGCTGCCCCACTTGAAATGCACCGTCGGCACATTCTCCGGCACCTTGACCTTCTGCCCGGTGTCCCACTGCCAGAATTTTAATTGTCCGTTGGATAACTCAATTACCATCCCCTTGCTCCTTTCATATCCTGTACAACTTTGGCTCCGCCGAAATCCCGCTCACGTCCATGCTGCTTGTCAGCCACATATTCGCGTAAATTCTCGTCGTTTTTGTCAGCGTAAACGTCGCGCCGCCGCCAATATCCCACACCGGCGTTCTCTCCGCCGTGCTGGCCCCGTCGCTGCTGGTTGTCGTTCCGGTGATCCCGCTCCCGGTGTCTGCATCATAGAGTCGGATACCCCACATGGAATGTCTTGCATTTTTCGTGTTGGTTCCCGTCCCGTTGACAAATCCGGATAGCTTGTAGGCTCCCGGCGGCAGCTGCACCGGGCAGGATTTTGATATCATCGTTTTTGTGATGCCGGACGTTGCCTGCCCGCTTAGACTTAATTTTTTCCCGGTCAGTGTGAACCCCAGCCCGTTTGTGGTGCTGTTCCCTTGCGGTATTCCCGACCATACGTCAGGGATAAGGTCTGTTGCCCCGGCGCTTAAATCTCCGCGTGCGCCGTTCGTCAGCGCTCCGTACAGTGGCCTCGCGTATAAAAACGGTGCTCTTGCTGACGTGCTTGTTACAATCAGGTTCCCACTTGCCGGGTAACTGGTAATGTTCAAAAATTTGTCCTCGCTAATCATCATGCCAACGTGGCTGATTCCGAAATACCGCTTCGGGTATACCAGTGTTCCGTTGCCGTTTGTTTTGTAAAAAAAGCACAGGTCGCCAGGTTTCACGTCCCGTTCCCCTGGCCAAAATGTCAGCGACATTCTGGCGTAATAGGCCGCAATGTCCGATGCTGTCACAATCCGCAGGTACCCGTCCGCTGTTTTGTATTTGTCCCCGATGTATGCAATATCTGCGTCCATCGGTTGTTTGTCAAAAAACTGCTCCGCCCATGCGTCGTTCGTGGCTTTCACGTTTTGCGGTGCATAGGACTGATTCGCCCCGGTGATCCCCGTAAACGGGCTTTTGAGGTACCCGATCCCTCGCAGCACAAGCCCGGTGTAAGACGAGCAATCCATAACGCCCGCGCCGCTTTCGTCGGATAGCCGCCCGGTTCCGTCCGCGTTGGTCGGCTTCATCGGGCCGTATCCGTCCTGGTATGCAAACGCCCTAGTCCCGCTTGCCTTTGCGTTCCAGTAGGTCATTCCGCAAACCGCCGCAGCCATGGCCCCATCAAAGTTTGAGCTGTCCGGCGATACCCCACCGTTGGTGTTGATGTTCGGTGGCTTGGCCCAGATCGTTTCAATTTCCGCCGGGATGTTCTCCCCGAGGATCGTTTGCGTCCTGTGCGTCTTCTCGCGGATTTTCTTCGTGATCGCTGCCAGCGTCTCCCGCTTGATGGTGTACATTACGTCGCTACCCCCTCAGCCGCTGTCAGCCGCTCCCAGACCTTTTTTGCGATTTCCTCCGGTGTCGTGGCCTCCTGCTTTTCTTTTGCAATGCTCTTTGTCAGCTCTGTTTCCTTGGCCCCCAGCGTCACCGTGCTTTTGTCCGGTGCCCCCGGCTCCAGGTGAATTTTGAGGCACGGCATATCCGTCTCCAGATCGTGCGGCGCTGACCTCACGTGTACGATTTCCCCTAGTTGGATATCATCAATCTCAATGTTCACGATGTGCAGGTCTACGGCGTTCAGTTCGATTGTCGTCGTGGCCTTCACCTGGTTTTTGAGCCACGCTTTCGCCTTGGTCAGCAGATTGCTGGGCAGCGTCACGTCGTCCCATACGTTTGTCCCCCAGATTTTCCCCCAGACCTTGATACCGTCCGCATCCTCCACATACATGGTCCCGCCGTTTGCCTCCCGCACCGTCACCCGGTTTCCGTGCCACAGTGTCAGCCCGGATGTTTCTGGTTCTTCCGTATATTTGTCGTAGGTGTTTTCGTTTGTTCCGTTTTCTTCAATCCGCGCCCCGAACGGGTATAGCACCGTTACAATGTTCTCGGTGTCAATGTGCTCCTCCAGGTCAAGCAGATTTTCTCCAAATTCCACGGTCTGGTTGCTTTTTTCGGTCAGCTCCGCCAGGTAGTCCACATAATATTTCCCGTCCGCCTCCCTGACCATTACGTACCCGCCCAGCATATCAATTAGCTTGCCCGAAACCGCCTCCCAGCTGGATATGCTGGACTCGCTGGATCGTACCAGCACCCCGTTGTTGTCCGGGTCTGTCACCGTCACAGTCCCCAGGTACAGCTTTTTGTAATCCTCCACCTCGCTATTGTGGGTGTCCAGGATAAAACGCAAAAAATTTGTTACCGTGCCCTTGTAAGCAAACGGTGGCAACCTCGAGTCGCAAAGGAACGCCAAGTGCCCCTCACAGTACACCTCCACATTGTTGTAAAAGTCCCGCGTGGTGTCCGCCACCCGCCCCCGGAATACTTTTCTGCCGCCATAGGTTGCAATTACAACTGTCCCCAGCTGTGTTACCGTATCATACCCAGGGTTTGTAATCGGCACCGTGAACTTCATTGACCCATGAGCGTTTACCTCCAAGTCAATTTCTATGTCCGCTACCACTCGCCCTTGATCGTACAGATTCGGGTGGTCGATGCATACATCCCCCGCATAAATCGCCCACAGCGCCGGGTTGCTGTTTACGTTCACAGGCTTCCCCTCCTGTACCGAATCGTCACAGTCTCTCCGCCGGTTACTGCATTCTTCGCCGCGATTGCAAACGTCACCGGGTCATTCCGGATTATAATGTTTTCGTTAAAATATGTTCCTTTTGCCACGTCATACCCCTGCCCGTTGACCGTAATTTTCACGTCTGCTGTAGTCTCAATGGTTGGGATCGCTGGTTTGGCCGACCCTTCTATTGTGATCGTCGCGTTTGCTTGCAGCGTCCCGTATATTTTTACGTTGCTTACATCTCCCTCCACAGTTACTCTGTAGATTTTTTCCCAAGCGATTGTCGTTTTGGCTTTTTCCAGCGTCCAGGCGTAATGTGTGCTCTGCACCTGCTCCAGGCTTCCCGCGCTCTTATCCCCGGCTTTAACCGCGATGCTTACTTTCCTTCCGGCTTTTTTGTCGTATTCCACCGTTAGCGCCTTGAAAAGGCTCCAGTCAACGCTCCGCACGTTTTTAGACCCGAATACGATCACCGTTTTCTTCGCGTCACCGCTGCCGGAGTTTAGCGTATACATATCGTTCCTGACGCCGATCAGCCTGATTTTCTTTTCGCTTTCCGCCGACAGCTCCACCGCATATTCCCGTTCTGTTTTTTCTGTCTTAAACGGCCGCACCGTCGCCCGAAGCGTCGGGAATGCCATTGTCCCGTCCGCATCCCATTCGTCCACAGTCACCCGTCCCTCATAAGTATAATCCGGATCGTCGCTGCACGTTATCTCGCATCTTCTGCCGTGTACCGCGTTCATGACGTCCGTGTAGATTTTGTTCCATTCCTTCCGTTTCTTCCGGCAAAGGAACGGAAATTCAATTTCTCTGTCCTGGTAGGTCACTGTCCCGATGGTGCTTTCCGTCAGGTCAAGGCTTCCGTTTCGCCCTGGAACCTCCACCATATAGGTGTTTGGTTCCGGGGCGGAGACCACCACCGGCTCCGTCAGGTACAGCCCCCAGTCCTCATAGGAGTTGTACGTTACCGTCTCTCCGTTTGCCTCTCTTGTGAAATCTACCGAATGGTAGTGATTAGTTGCCACGGCGCTTCCTCCGTTCCTTGCTCCCTAAATCGCTGTCGATGTACGGTGCTACCGCCTTCGCCAGCCCCTTTGCAGTGATCCCGCTCCCATTGTCCATCTTTTCTACGATTTCCGGCAGGTACTGCTCCAGTATTTTTTCCAGCTTCTGATTCCCGTTCCCGCTTTCTTTGCTTTTTCCCTCCGTTTCTGCACGGTTTCCTGCCCCGTAAACGCCCGCTGCACTTTCCCGCGACATTCGATTTGCTGCTTTTGTTACCTCGCTGATGTGCTCCGTAATGCCCTGCGCGAAGCCCTCGTCATAATACCGGCCTACCTCCGCCATAACCCGGCTTGGAGACCGAATCCCTAGCCTGTCCTTTGCCGCCTCGTATGCATTCTGCGCAGCATTTTCTGCCGCTTGTTTAATCATCCAGCTATTTGCGTTGATTCCTCTCGCCACGCCCGCCGCAATGCTGTATCCAACGTTATACCAGCTTACGGAGTTAAACTGGCTTGCCGCGCTTGCCGCTATGGTCTGCGCCGCCACCTTAACGCTTTCCTGCTTGCCCAGCATACCAATCTTAAACTGGGTGATCGCGCTCCCGCCTGCGTCCCTGTATTTGCTCTTTTCGCCCTCAGCGGCGCCCGCACCGGCGTCCGAGACCTCCTCCGCAGCCGTTTCCACGGTTCCGGTCTGGTCTTCTACCCCGCCCGCGTAATCCTCTGCGTTGGCCGCACCGGCTCCTTCGTAATCTCCGGTCTGCGCTTCCGTTGCACCGGTCGTGCTGATTTCGTTCCATACGCCTGTGGCGCTTTCTTTGCTCCCTTCGACGCCGTTGTAGTATCCTGTTGCGCCCGCCTGGCCTGCCGCTTCCATGTCGTCAGCCATGTCCCAGAAGATTCCGGACGTATCGTCCCGCATGGCCTGTACCTGGGCCGCGTACCCTACGCCGAGGTCTCTCATCTGGTTTACCAGGTCGATTGCACCCTGATCGTTCGCCTTTACGGCTTCATCCATCAGGTATACCAGGTTCTCGTCCCAGCTCTGGTATGCCTGTACGTTGTATCTTAGGTTCGCCGCCATGTCCGACAGTGAGATTTCTGCGTCCGTACTCAGCTTCTGGAAACCGTTTATAATGCTGTCCTTAACGCTGTTTACGCCTTCGCCCCATTCCTCCGCGCTGATCTCGTTGTTAATCAGCCATTGACTGAGGTCTTCCAATGGGATCCCTAGGCTTTCCACCCCGGCCACCAATCCCGGATACTGCGTAATCAGTTCCTCGTTTGTGGCTCTCAAGTTCAGCGCCGCCAGCTGTATTTCCGCTGTCTTCACCGCCGCCTCCGACGCGGTGTCCTTGTACTTCTCAAACTCACTTTCCAGGTCTTCATATACGCTTCGCAGGTCTCCGCCGGATTCCGTTGCGTCCTTGGCCTTGGCGTATACGTCCGCCAGAGCCTCGTTGGCCTCCCTCATTCCCTCGGTTTCTGCTTCCAGTGCGTCCCCTGCGGCTTCCGTAAACTCCGCAAAATTTTCATTTTCTTCGCTTGCTGTCGTGGTCGCGGAACTCAGCTCTTTGATTTCCGCCGTCGTGTTGTCAATTTCTGTCTGATACCCGCTTGTTGCGTCCGTGTCCCTCTGTACCTGTTCTCCCCAGAATTCCAGATCGTCTTTTGCGTTGTTTAGCGCGTCTTTATATTCTGACACAACGCCTGGGGCTTCTCCCAGGTGCTCGTTGTACTCTTTCAGCGCCGTATCGTAGGCGGTTTGTGCCTCCGCAAGGCTGATTTCGGACTCTCCGAGGGTGATTTGCGATTCCGCCAGTTTGTCGGTCAGCGTGTTCAGCAGCTCATAGTCTTCTGTGATCTTTTCCTGGTTCGCCATCGCCTTTGCCGCTGCAACAATGGCGTCTGTTGTCATATTCACGCTGCCGGTTAGTTTGTCGTATTCAAGCCCCAGATTCGGGACGCTCTCGTTTAGGCTTCCGACAATTGCTTCCACTTCTGCTTGTTCTGCTGCATTAAGACTTGACTTGCTTGTCAGCTCGTCCAGTCTTGCCGCCAACACCGCTACGTTTTCCGTTTCGGTGTCAAAACTCGCCATTGTTGCTTCGTGCGTTGCCCGGAAGTCTTCTTCTGCACCCCCCAGCGCCGTGAAATCCGTCACCAACAGCCCCGCTGCAATGCTGATTCCTCCGATTGCCAAAGCAATCGGATTTAGCACTCCGCCGAGGGTGCTTGTCACCAGCTGGAATACCTTTACCGCCGTTGTCGCAACCGTGATTCCGGTTGTAAACGTTGCCAGCGCCGCCACAACACCTGTGATAACCGGTACTGCCGCCTCATTGACATTTACAAAGGTTGTTGCACCGTTCAAAAAAACGGTAAACTTTTCTGCCAGCTCTCCCAGCGCCGGTGTCAGCTTGTCTCCTACCGCGATTTCCAGCCCTTCCAACGCGCTTTTCGCCAATTTGACCTGCCCTGTGTAGGTATCCAGCTTGATATTGGACATATCCTCCGCCGCGCCGGAACAGTTTGCAATGGACTCTGTTAGGTTGTTCCAGTCCTCGTCACTGGCATTAACGATGGCCAGCAGCCCCTTCATGCCCCGCTGACCTGCCAGCATATAGGCGTTGTTGATCTTCTGCTCCTCGGTCATGCCCGCAAAGCTGTCCCGCAGCTCCCCGAGGAACTGTCCCAGCGGCTTTGCCTTCCCGCTTGTGTCAAACATGGTCAGCCCCAGGTCTTCCATGGCTCCGTTTGCCGTCTCGTTTGCGCCGGACATTCTGGTCAGCGCCGTGGTCAGCGCCGTGCCGGACATCTCCGCCTTGAGTCCGTTGTTTGCCATAATACCCAAAGCTACCGCAACGTCATCAATGCTGTAGCCCATGCCGCCCGCCGTTGTGGCGCAGGCCTGGAAGCTGTTGCCCAGCAGGGCCACAGAAGTGTTTGTGTCTGCCGAAGCTCTTGCCAGCACGTCCGCAAAGTGTCCCGCCTGGTCAGCACCATATCCGAATGCGGTCATAGCGTCCACAACCATGTTGGTTGTGTCCCCCAAGTCTTCGCCGGACGCCGATGCAAGGCTCATGGTTCCCGCCATGGAGTCCAGCATCTCGTCTACCGTCCAGCCCGCCTGACCCATGACCTGATAGGCATTCGCCACGTCCTGGGCCATAAACACCGTGGTAGCGGCATAGTCCTTTGCCTGGGCCTCCAGCTTGCCCATTTCGTCCGTGGTCGCGCCGGATACGGCCTGCACAGTCGCCATGGTGTAGTGGAAGTCCGCCGATACGTCCACGCACTCTTTTAGTGCCGCCGCCACCTTGCGGATACCCTCTACAACGCCGGATGTGACCAAAATGGAGGACAGCGTATCAAAGGATTCGCTGACACGGGATGTGCTGTCTGCACCGTCCTCCATGTCCGCGGCCGCTTCTTTGACCTCTTTGCCCATCTTGTCAATTGAGGTGGCGCAGTGGTCGGCTTTTCCCCTGGTTTCGTCCAGGTAACCGTTTGTTTTCTCTATTTCACGTGACAGGTTTGCTTCTTCCGCTTTTGCTGTGTTTAGTTGTGCCTGCCAACGTTCCGTTTTGTCTGTTACTTTCTGTAGCCCTTCTTGCTGTGTGGCCATGGTGCGCGTCTGCTTTTCCTGTTCCTCCAGCAGCGTCCCCATTTTCTCTGAAACGCCTCCGGTGCTGTCGTCCAGCTCCTTCATTTTCGTTTTCAGATCAGCAATCTTGGTTTTCAGTTCTTCCTGGGCTTCCGTAGTGTCGCCCTCTGTGTTTTTTAGTTCCTCTAGTTCCTGTTCCGTTGCGTCCAGCTGCTTTTTATAGGTAAGCCACTGAGTTGCGCCTCCGCTTGTGGCCTTGTCCAGTTTTTCTATTTCCGCAGCGTTCTTATCAAGTGCCGTCTGCGTTTTCGCAATCTGGTTCTGCCACTGCTGTTGAGCCTCTTTCCCCGCTTTAATTGCTTTATTCAGGGTCTCTATCTTCTCACGCTGCTTCGCCAGCGTGTTTCCCAGCGTGTTTAATTTTGCACTTAGTGCCTCTTGGGAGTTGGCGTTGCCCTGAAACGTTGCCGTCACCGCTGTCATTTCCGTTTTGAGGGTCTTTAGTGCCGTGTTGATGCTGCTGATTGCGCTTTTATACGCCTTTTCGCCCTCAATGCTGACTTTCGTTGCAATGCTGCGTCCGTTTGCCATTCTGCCACCTCCTATTGTTCGCTATTTTCTACCAATCCATGTGATTGTTTGTAAATCTCCCAAAGGTCAGTGATGATCCCGACCGGGTACTGCAATGTTTCCTGGATGCTAAGGCCGCACCGGACGCCCACTGCTATGTAGCTTGCCGCCGATAGCGTGTCGTCGTCCGGCGCGGCACCCATTTCACTTAGTTTTTTTTTAACTCGATCGTGTCAATGTCCACCATGTCGCTTTCCTCCGGCTTGTAGTCCCTGTGGGTGCCGTACATAATGGCCACATTGATTCCCGCAATCGCGCTTTGTAGCTCCCATGGACTTGCAGCGTACCGGAGGTATTTTTTCATCTCGTCCATGTCCGGCACCGGGTCTGCGTCGTAGCCATAGACGCTGCACGCGGCAGACGCCTCCCTTGCCATCAGGTGCAGCATATCCGCCACCCGCTCCGGGTTTTCCATGCCGATATCCTGGTCTCCGTCTTCCCTTTGCGTCCACTCAATCATGGCCCGTCCGTTCCACAGGAGCCGGAATTCCCAACCGCCGAGTGTTACCCTCGGCATATTCAGTACGCCGCCCATGGTTTAACCCGCCTGACCGGCCTTGGTTTTGAGCCACTCCACCGCCGCGTCTTCGGTGCCGAACTCCTGATAGCTTCTGGTGGGGCCAAAGCTCGGCTCGATTGCATTGAAGGTTACGGTGGTGGACGCAAGGTTCAAGCTGGAGCCGCCGGACGTGCTCTCCTCTTCCCCCTGCACCGCCTGGGCCTTGTAGTAGAAGTAGGCCATAAAGGTCTTTTTATTGGTCTTGTCCGCCATAGTCCGCAGGTATCCGATGCCGACGTAGGGTGCAATGTCCTCCATCTTTTCATCCACCTGCTTGGTTTCTGTGCCGGTCAGTGCGTGGCCGTACAGCTTGCCCGCAGTCTCCGCAGGTACACCCCAGCCTGTCCATTCCACCGTCCAGCCGGTCACCTGGGAGATATTCGCCACCTGCTTGTCGTCTCCGTCTGCGGTCGCGTTTGCAGTGGTGGGGCTTGCCTTTACTGCGTTGGTGTCTCCGATTTCCAGCATCGCATCATAGGTGGGGACTGCCGTATCCGTCTCCGCCTTCAGCGGGAAAATCATCATCCGTCTTACGCCCACGCCAAATTTATTGGTTGCCATCAAATCATTCCTTTCTATTTGTCCTTTAGCAGCACGTCTCCCATGCGCTGCACGATTGCTTGTTCTCCCGTTTCTACCGCCAGCCGGTTAAACGCTCTTGCCGGTTGGTGCCGTTTCCCATATTCGTTGATAAAGGCAACTTCCGCATTCCGGTTTCCCTTTCGATTCCGCCCGGTGTAGGTCACGTAGCATTCCCAGCCATCCGCGCCTTTTTTCGGCGCTTTCACGGTCAGAGCCCCCAGCGTATCGCCGGTTCGTTTTACGCCCATGGCCCTGCCCTTGTTGTAGGTGTAGGTCTTCAGCAGCTTCGCCCCGGCCTCTACCGCCGCTTCCACGTTTTCTTCCCCTGCGTCCAGCGCCAGTTCGAACAGCTTTTTGGAGTTGCTGGTAAATATGATCTTTCCCATCGCTACACACCGCCCAGAAACGTCACCGTCCAGATATACCGCCATTCCTCCCGGTCGTTGTCATACGTCATGCCGTCAAACTGATAATTTACGCCCATGTCATTAAGCGCCAGTTGGATGGTGCCCGGTACATCGTCGTATTCCTTTATTGTGTAGTAGTCCAGTTGACACAGTGCCACGGTTGCCACCGGTGCATCGTCCCCGTAGCTGCTGTTCGTCTCCAGCTCCTGCCAGCACAGTACGGGGCATTCGTCGTCCGGGGCCGCCATCAGGTGGTAGACCGGCACGCTGACCGCCTCCACCAGCTTTTCCTTAAACTCCTGTACTGTCACCCTCGGCCACCTCCGTTTTATACTGTGTCTTGCTGATCTCCAGCGTCACGTCCAGGCTCTCCGGGGTTGTCATGGTGTTCCTTGCGACTTTTTGTACTTTGTACTGCCGATCATCCCCGGAAAGCGTCACGATGTCTCCGGATGGCTGAATGCCTGAGACGCGCGGGATCCTGACCACCTTCGAAATCCGGCTGTCCGCCTGCATGGCCGCATAATACCTTACGTCGCCTACCTTTTTTTCGGTAAACGGCACCCTGAGGAATTCCTCCATGGTGTATTTCGGTCTATCGCCATTTCCGGCTTCATTTTTTACCCGGTAAAAGACGGCAAGCCCATCCGTAAACGTCTGCGGCCCCAAAGGAGTCTCGATCTTACGCATATCTACTCCTCCAGTTCCTCGCCGTTCACGCCGTACAGATTCCTCAGGCGCATCAGGTCGCGCTGATAGTTAATCTCATACATCTCCGTCGCGTCGCTCCGCACGTACCGGAGATAGTCAAACAGCAGCGCTTGCGGCGTCCCCGGGACATCAAAGTTGAGCGTTGTCCCGGCATATTCCTCCAGCAGCACTTTTCCCCGTTCGATCCCGCCCTCCAGCTTGCGCTGGAGGGTTTTGTCTTGCCAGGTGATTTGGAGATACGCCATCGCATCTTCCATCAGTGCCATGGTTTAGCCTCCCACCGCTTCTCCGGTGCTTTCCTGCACGATCTTATAGGCCAGCGCCGCCAGCGCGGAAATGTCCAGCACCTCGAAGCTGGTGTTGTCCTTGGGCCGTCCATTGCCCAGCAGCCGAATCTTGTATACACGGTTGTCCTCCAAGAACTGTACGGAGTCATCATAGGTCACAACGCCCTTTTTGCTGCCCGCTCCCAGCATTCCGATGTACTGCTTCCCGAGACCAACCACGGCCTTTCCCTTGGGGCACCCCTCGCTCTGAATAACCCTTGTTGGGAACGGGAGGACGTTAGACACGTATCCGCCGGAAGGCGTCATATAGGTGGTTGCAGGCATAATCTTGGTAAAATAGTCCTCCGGATTGCACACCAGAATCACGTCGCTTACCTTTCTGTTTCTTCCGGTGGGTGTCTTCGACAGCTTTGCCAGGATCGCGCCGTATGTTGCCGGGTCAAGGCTGGTCACCTTGGTTGCGGTCTTCTGCGGGTAGGTGGTCAGCCCGGTGGAGCCGTCTGTGTTGCCCTTGTCCAGGTCTCTGGTCATGCCCACGGGGCAATCTGCGTTATCCGCGTTGCCAGCGCCATCCACGATTGCCGCCTCCATGGCGGTGCCTGCTGCCTCTGTGAGGATTGCCCGCACGTATCGGTCAAGCCATGCCGCGCCCAGGTCAAGATAGTCCTGGCTTACCGCCATGAATGCGGTCAGCTTGCAGGTGGTTACGCTGATTTTGCCGAACGCTCCGGACAGCTCCTTTGTTACCGCACTGCCAATAGCACCCCATTTTGCGGTCTGCACCCCCTGCTTGTTGTAAATCCAGCTTGTCATGAAACTGGAGTTTACAAAATCAATGGCATCCAGCAGCTCAAAGTTGGATTTTACATCCTGCATCACCTGGTCGATGATGGTCTCCGGCATGGTGACGGAAATGTCAGTCAGCGCGTTCTTCACGCCGGACACGTCCGTTCTCATTGCAGCCGTCAGAGCTTTGTAGTATGCGGTCTCCTCGTTGGTCAGCTGCCGCACACCTCTTGCCGCCAAAACGGTTGCATCGTTTCTCTGCGCCACGGACAGGCTCTGTGCCTCCTGAAGCATTGCCGCGCACACGTTCTCGCTGTAGCTCTCCAGGCAGGCAATCATTTTCTGTTCGCTGCCCTCCTGCATGGCGGAGGAATACGCAGCGCGAAACTCCTTCTTGCTGTCTTCCAGGCTTTTGGTCATTTTGATTCCCATATTCGCTTTCGCTCCTTTACAAAAAATTTTGAAACATTTTTTGGAATGCCGTCTTTGGCAGTTCCGGTTTTTTCCTCAGCGCGTCTTTGATGCACTGGAACGCCGATGAATACGCTGCATCCTCCTGCGGTTTCTCCTGCTCTACTGCCGTTGCAAACCCCCACTGTACGGCCTCCTCCGGGTCAATCCAGCTTTCTGCATCCAGCAGCTCCTCCAGCTTTCCATCTTCCAGGCTCGTGTGCTCCCGGTAGATGTTCGCGGCGGTTTTGCTGATTTTGTCCAAATCATCCGCTGTCTTTCGCAGTTCTGCCGCGTTCCCCGCTGCATTTGCCCAAGCGTTGTGGATCATGAGCAGGCTTGCGCCCCGCATGATCCGTTTGTCCCCCGCCATAAACACCAGACTTGCCGCCGAGCAGCAGAATCCCTCCGCAATGGTGGTAACGCTTACCCCGCAATTTTTAAGCATGTTGTACATGGCGATTCCCGCCGACGTGCTGCCGCCGTAGGAATCAATGTGGCAGATTAGCTCCTTTGCGCCGCATTCCCCCAGCTTGTCCAGCAGTGTCACCGGACTGCCTTCTCCTGGCCACGTCCACGCGCCTTCCACGATGTCTCCCAAAATATACAGGTGAGCCGGTTCACTTTCCTGCGCCGGTGCCGCAAACTGATATGGCACGATCATGTTGTCTCACCCCCTTCCGGCGTCTCGCTGTCCTTAGAGCCCTGTGCCCCGTCTGCGGCTTGTCCTGCCGCTTCATCCGGGTTTTCCAGCAGACCATAGTTTTTGGTGATGTAATGCTTCTGAGCCTCCGACGTGCCCAGCAGCGGCTCTCCACGCAGGTCTCTAAGCTCGTCCACGCTGTACTGCCCGCAACTGGTCATTCGTTCGCAAAACTGCGGCAGGGCACTGGTGTCCCCCAGCTGGATTGGCAGTGGGTCAATAAACAGCCTTGACCCCCGTGTGTATTCTTTCTCTCCCAGCCGTTTTGCGTTGTATTCCTGTTCAAACGCCTGGGCAATGGGCCGGATACCGAACATCACAAGGTCGGTTCTTGCATTTTCTGTATTCTCTACGCTGCCCTTCATCAAGGCCACGGGCACCCGAAGCGCCAGCCCCAGCCGTTCGGCAAATTCGTCCGTCATGTTTGCGATATCGTTCATCTCGCTGGTGTTTCTGGCCGATGTCGCAATTGGTGTGTAGGTATAGCCCGTATTCAGGGTCAGTGCACCGTTTTGGCTGTTGAAAAACGTTTTGAGCTGGGCTTGCAGCCGGTTTATTAGCGCCGTTCGCTGGGCTTCCGTGCCGGATTCCAGCCCCACGATGTTCAGCACGCCCTTTGTCCCGCTTTGCCGCTTGTATCCTCCGTATGCCGTCCCAATCATGGTCTCGTACTCGTCGCCGATGCTGCTGAGCAGTGGGGCAAGCCCCGTCCAGTCCATCTTGATATGCATGACTTCTGCGGCGCTGAATGTATATGTCCTGGTGTCGTCGTCCACGCTCACGTCCCGGTAGATATCTGTCTGTGTCCCCCGGTGCTCCACGTTCCAGCTGTCTGCCACATATAGGTCTTTCCCGTTCGGCGAAAACACCAGCGCCTCGTTTTGCATCGCTAACCAAAATACCAGTCTCGCGCAGAACTCCGCCTTGCTCTGGTTCCCGTTTGGCCGGTTGTTCAGCCGGAAAAACTCCGCGCCCTTCTCCTCTTTGCCGTCCTTAATCGTTCGCCACCGGCACATAGACAGCCCCGCCGCCAGATACCCCGCAGCGCTTGCCATCATAAGCATTTTGATATTCAATATTTTTTCTGCCGTTTCCGTAGTTCCCGCAACTGGCTCCGCCTCGATTTTGTAATCTCCTGTCTTTTTGCCCGACAGCCAGTCCACAAAGTTTTGAAATGCTCCCATGCCGGCCTCCTTGACTTAGAATGTAAATACGCCAAACCCCATGGCATTGTTCGCTTGCTCCAACTCCAGCCGATCCACCATTGTCACCGCAGCCACCGCCGCCATAAATCCGTCCGTTTTCCGCGTCTTTGGCTCGATCTTCCCGAAGGTGATATTGCCTCTGGTGTCCAACAACTGCTTGGTGTTGTTGATGTACCAACGCATCAGTGCATCGTCTCCAAACGCCACCTGTTGCCGGTTCAGCTGTGCAATCAGTCTTGGGGCGATTTGCATAATGTTCCGCCCCTTTACCTGTAGAATGTTGCCGTCCTTTCCTGACACGAAGCCGACGCCCTCCAGCGCCTTTTTCATGATTCCGAATCGGTAATCGTCGATTGCCACGCCGATCACCCGTTTTCCCGCCATTTGCTCGGACAGCCATTTTGCCGGTAACTCCGGCGGTATCTCCACGTCCTCTACCCAAGTAATAAGCCCCCGCTCCACGGCGTCCTGAATCGGGAACTTGATCCGGCTCAGGTCTTTACACTGACTGCAAACCCATGTGTGCTGCTGCCAGACCCATTCATCCCCAGCCAGTCCGAACAGCACCACTGCTACAAAGTCTGTTGTGCGGGCAAAGTCCATTCCTGCCACCCACACGTCTGGTTCCCGTTTCGCCGGTCTGCTGCAAGCCACAATGTTTTCCCAGGCGGTGACTTCGGTTTCCATGCTTCCCTGCGGGATGTTCATTCTCTTGGTCATAAATGCGGCATTGCCGATGTTGTCCATTCTGTAGTCCGCATACTCCCGCCGCAGCTCGTCCATCAGGTTCGGGAAATACCGCAGGCTCGGGTTGGCCTTGTACCAGTTCCGTTCCTCGCTGACTTCCTCTTTTGCGTCCAGCTTGCAGATAAACGGCAGTAGCCCGTTGTCCGGAATCGCTCCCTGCAAAATCTGCTTGCTTCGGGCCAGCATATGATCCAGGGGGCCGTCCCGCACGTCGCCGTCCGTTGTAATAATCGTGCTCCGTGGGAATTCCTTTTTTCCCAGTCCGGTCTTCGCGACCCGCACTACGTCGTAATTTTCGTAAGCGTGGAACTCGTCAAAATCAACCTTGCCCGGCCTGCCGCCGTCCTTTGTTTTCGCATTGGATGTCCGGAACCGCAGCTGTGACCCGGTCTGTTTTGACGTGATAACCTCCAAATTCCACTTAAAAAACTTCTGTAGCTTCCGCTCGTTCCGCTCCATGACGTTGTAAACATCCGTAAAGGACGTTTTCGCCTGATCTTCAGAGTTTGCGAATATGTCAATGTGGTAGTCCTTCACGCCATTCACCGGCGTCAGCAGACAAAAGTCCTCGAAAGACAGGTATCCGTTTTTTCCCCCTCCGCGTCCCATGTACAAAAATGCCTCCGGGAATCTGAGCAATCCGTCCTCCCTGTATACGCAGTTGTGGAGCGCAAACATAAAGATTTCCCACTCGAACAGTTTGTATGGAAAATACTTTTGATAGCCTAAATATTTGCTTAGTTGCTCATGGTTTATGCTTAAATTTTCTGTTTCAAAAACATTTTTTACGAAATTCCCGAGCATTTTCTGCCATTTACACACGGGGTACTCGTCATCGTGCTCAATCATGTCGAGATAAGTTGTGATTTCTGGGCAATCAATTCTCAAAGCTCATCATCGTCCGGATTTGTGTACCCCTTCACGGTGATCTCCATGGAATCAAGCGCGTCCTGCATGGCTTTTGCAAATGTTACAATATCTCGACTCGCTGTGTTGTCCTTTTCGTACTGTTTGCCGGAGCTGGAGGTGGTGAAATAGCTTCGGCCCCGCTCCCGGAGGCTTTTATTGGCCTCCTGGAATGCGTCCCACAGCGCCAGGAACTGAGAAATCCGATCTTCAAACACCGGCCCGCCCAAACCTTTGGCCTGCAACTGTTCCCGGATTTCCGCTTCGATTTTTTCTCTTCGCTTTGTGGTCTCATTCAGCCCCATGGCGTCCATGAGCTTCCCCATGTTCGCAATTTCCAAAGCGATTCCGTTTGTTCCGTTTTCGTCGTACTCGTCCCATCTGTCTGTATAGTCATTTTCCAGCTTCATGAGCCTGTCCCGCGCATCCAAATACTGCTCCAGCAGGTCTTTGTTCGCCGCGTCGCAAGCGTTCATTTGTTTCAACCGCTCCAACAGTGCTTTTTTTACTGCCGCCCGTGTCGGCTTCCCTGCAGCCATTTCGTTATCACCTCTTTATTTCCATTTATTCCCAGCGCCCCCACGATTTTTTTAGCGCACACCCGATGCTCTCCATCTTTTGT